ATGGTTCCCGATGAAGGTAGCTCACCCGCAGCACATACCACGTCCGCAGCGCCAGAGCCGTTGTGACGAACTAAGGTGCTTACAGAGAGGTTTGTTACTTGAGTCGTTTGACTGTTTAGTCCATATATTGCGTTTCTTATATCATCAACTTTAACAGTTTCGCCAAACAAAACCGCATCAAAGGTGAGCAGGTTGTTGATGGCTGAGGTGGCCGCGGTCTTTACCGTGCTCTGGCGCACCTTGTCTGGGATTGTAATAGTCACCGTAACATCTAAAGGTACATACGTTGCTGGAAGAACAGTTACAGAAACATTTGGTGGTATTAGGTCCACAACGTAGTTTTGGATGTTTTGCTGAAGAGCAACAAAGTTTGAAGTGTAAGCTGCGGTATTAGGGTCGACGCCTGGGTCACCTTTTTGAGCAACATAAAGAGTGACGCTTGTATAGACACTGGATACAGCGTTAACTTTATCGGCGTTAGTTACGCCTCCTTGAATCTTATTGATGTAATCCTTTAAAGACACAATGCGGTTAAGGGTTGCAATATTAGCGTTTGCGCTTGTCTTGATTGAGTCTGTTGATTCGGCATCTGAACCACCAGTAGCATCTGAAGGTTGTGTAACTGTAATACCAGAGGCGTTAAGATTAAGAATCTTGGTAATAGACCCCGCTGCAACGTTACCAGCTCCTCCGCTACCTACGCGGTAGGTAAAAACAATTTCAGAGTTTGCTGGTGGAACGCGTCCGCTAATTCCATCGCCAAAACGGATGTATGTGTTACCGTTTGCATCAACGCTTCCCGAATAAACTGCATCGTTTGCTGCAGCATCAATTAGGTTAACAACGCGGGTATAGGGCGTGCCGTCGACTGTGACGGCAATTGAGTCGTCGATAGCGGGACTTTGGGTAAGCTGATAAATTTGATTTGAAAGGCCGTCTGAGATTTGAACTGGCTCGTTGGTGACGCTTGAACCTTCAAGGCATGTCACTGTTACAGTTCCAGGAACTCCGCCCGATGCCGCAGGAACGGTTACAGCTACTTGCGACTCAAATACAATTTGAGCGTTTTGGCTGTTAACCACAGTTGTGGTAGCAAACTGAGTGTTCTCAGGAACTACAACTGCCGAAGAGCCGCTGTTGCTTAGGGTCAATGTTACAGTGGCGGCGCGGACGTTCTTAGGATAGTAATTGAGCAGATTAGCGATTTGTAAAACGCTCTGGCGCTGAGATGCAGTGGTAAGGAATGCCTCGTTAGCTGAGCGGTCAATGTAGTACGAAAGCATGTCGCCCATGTATGCAAAGAGCTCAATAAGGGTGATACCAAAGTCTGAAGGGTCGCGGTTAGTCCACGCTGGTAGGTAATTGGGAATAAGCGCCTTTAGGTCAGCGCTAATAGCCGAATAGTCACGGGATGTGTAATCTACCTGTGGTACATAGTTGTTAGACATTTACACTCCTATTGTGTAACTACGTCGCCGTAGCGGTTAAAGGTCGCGGTCTGGGTAGTCGTGGTAAGTACGCCTGGAGTCCCACTAGGTAAATTATAGTTAACTTGGATAATTAGACCCCCGTTAACGTCATCTGGAAGTGCAACGACGCTCTTCAGCTTAAGAGTGGGTAGCCAACGAGTAAACGCTCCAGCCACTACTTTTTCTGCTGCAGCTGTGGTTGAGTAGTTACTTTCAAAGGTCAACGCACGAATCTGGGTGCCAAAGGTAGGGCGCATTACTCTTTCGCCTTCACTTGTCAAAAGAACCAAGCGAACTCGGTCTTCCCAAATCTTGCTCTCGTCGGTAGAGGCGCCAATACCGCCAGAACCGTCAATGCCAAACGGCAAAGAGATAGCTGCTTCACTCATGCGTATACTCCCATCCATACAGGGTAATTAGGGTCGCCTTGTTCAAACATAATCCAGACGACTTGGTCAATATCTGGCACTTTTACATGCGGGGTTAATGTGACAGTGTGCGTGTGTGCCATTGAGTGGGTGTGAGAAGGCGAGCCTCCCGCACCCGTATTAGCGGCACTGCTTCCTGAGGACGTAATGCTCAAGCCGCCGTTGGTTCCATGCTCTGAGTCCACAACCACAGGAAGGCATCCTGGAATCCAGTCAGTAACTGCTGAGTCTCCAAGAAGCGCAGGAATAGAAACTTGAATAGTGTTGCTGCCATCAGGAGCTTGATTGTTTTTACAAATGCCTCGGTAGAGGCCGTAGTATTTATCGGACACCTGCGCCCCTTAACTTTGCTACTGCTGCAGCTGAAAGATTGTTTTTAGCAGGTACAGCTCTTAGGTTTGCGCTTGGGCTTTGCCACTTTGGAGAAGAGGAAGCTGCTGTACGCGTAACTTTAGGTTGCGGGCGGTTGTTAGTTTTGCCAAAGCCCAAAGAGGAAGTCTTGTTGTTAACCATCTTGGTATTGGTAACCAATTTGGATACAGGCTTTTTATTTGTCTGAGCCACATTAGGAGTAATGGTTCGCTGGGGCACCAGGGATGGGGCTTTTACAGGCGTACCTGCAAATCCAGTATTTGTTCCTCCCAGTGAATCTGTGCCTACATACAACTCTGTGGTGTACATGTGCTCTTCAAAGATGTGCTCAGTTCCCAAGATTGTCCAGTAGCCCGAATATTCCTTGCCTAAACCATCTAGATAGATTGGTAGGTCGGGTCGAAGGGTTGCATCTCCTAGCAAAGTGGCGTGCCCGCGATAAGGGTACATAGCTCTCGCATCAGCTGCGATTGCTTCCGCTGTAGCTACATTTGTGTTTGAGATAACTGCAGAGGTGTTGAATCGGTCAAACATCTCAGATTTAGCAACTGAACGACTAGGAATTGGTCGTTTCTGGTTTGTCTGCACAAGGCTTGAACCATCTGTCAAGCTAACTCCACCAACAGCCGTTGCAGCCTTCATTGCTCCTGAGTGGTCAGAGTTCTCGGTGATTTCAGGCGTGAACTTAAACATGCTCATGCCTTGAGGATGGTTAGCATCTCGAAGAATTGCGTATCGGGCTGAAGCAATGTTTGCCTTGTAGTCGTTGCTCATCTCATCAAAGTAAAGGGCAGTGTTTTCAGCTCTTAGAGTGTAGCCGCTCTGTTGAGCAAGTCGTACTAGGAATGCCCAGTCCGTCTGCCCTGGCTGGCTAAGAATTTCGTAGACACGTGGGTGAGGCATTGCGTGGTATGCAAAGCCGTACTTCTTTGCAATCTCTGCGACTACTTGGTCTGCGGTTACATGCGACCAAACCTTTTGGCTAGCCTGCTTCATTACATAAGATGCTCCCAAGGCAGTAATTTGAATGAAGTTTTTACCTGGCGACATATCAGGGGTAACGCTGTGAACATAGCCTTGAAACTCACGGGAGCCGTTTGGCGACTTCATGGTTACGCTTATTGGCGTGCCATTTTGTACGCGAGAGTACTCCATGCCCCAGTTCTTAACATACATAGTTACCTGCTCGTGCTGATAGCGAGACTGGTAAAAAACAGTTCTATAGGACAGGACTGATGGCAGGCCTGACCCAGGAAACTGGATGTCAATAAAATTATACATTGAGCGGCATTCTTAGCTTTGTTCCAGGGGCAATATTTAAGAAGTCCGATATTTCTGGGTTGTACTCAGGAATAACCCACCAAAGTCCAGGGCGCTGATAGTAAGCAGCCGCTATCTCATCAAGGCGCTCGCCCTCGGTGTAGATATGATAAGTAAACTGAATAGTTCCAATATCATCAAACTCATAGAACACGATAGCTTTGTTGTCGCCATTCTCAACAAGCTGGATGTAGTCGATATCTGAGTAGTAGTAGCGAGAGTTAAAATCTATCACGATGTGGCTCCTGGTACTTTGCTAGATTGTGCAACTGCAGCAGACGCCATCAATACAAACGACAGGTCTACTTGAGTTCTAATAGGAATCATTTCCTCAGTAAACATGCTGTGAGTGATGTTAAGGTTATTGAGATAGCCCAGGTAACGTGTAGGACCTAGTTCAATCTCAACAAGAGTCATGGCCAAGAATCCAATGTCAGAGGTGTTTTGGTCAAGGCGCACCCAGTCAGGGCCGTTAATAGTCTTGTACAGATACTCAAGGTCAGCTAGTGTTCCTCTACGCATCAGGTCAGTTAACTTGTCGTATGGGTTGCTGCCTGCATTTGCGTAGTTAGCTAGTAGGTCGTCCAGAATTACGTATAAGTTTTGGTTTACTGCATCGTTAGCTTGCTGTGCAGTTAACTGCGTCAAGGCCGCTTCTAAGGACAACAAGTAGCTAGAGCTATTGCTTAAAGCGTTAGTTAACGCTGAAGAGGCGTTAGCCGAACCGCCTAAAGCAGCAAGAGTTGAACCTAGTAAATGAGCCTGTGGTCCAAATGAAGCAAAGTCATTTACTCGGTCCAGAATGATAGAAACGGACATGTTTTCACCACTAGGAAATACTGGAAGTGCGGTAGACCAATACATTCCAGAACTAGGGGTAACGTCAGGGTTAACCGTTACGCTAGTAGTGTACTCGCTAGGGTTCCACAAGAATTGGAATCCGTAGTTTGAACCATTAGCCGCTTGTGTCTTACCGTTAGCCGTTGTTGCATCAGTAAGCGTTTTTGCAAACTGCTGCCCACTATCTGCGTAAAACCAAAACCGTCCACGACGCTTTGTATCATCTACGGTGTAATCAGCCATGGCCGCGCCAGCAAGTTTTTGAGGGCGAACAGGCAGACTAGCGTTGTGTGGGGGAAGGTTAAACTCCGCCGTTGGTGGATACGAAGGTGTTGGTACGTCTGGGGTTGGTGGAGCTACTGGTTTAGGGCCAGGTTTAGTTTTTGTAGTGGACCCTCCGCCAGAAGCTGCTCCACCAATCATTCCATTAAGAGTTGAGCTAGGTAACGATTTTGAAAATAAAATCTTGCTAAGCTCGTTTGTGTAGTTAATCCATAAAGCTCCCTTAACTGGGTCAATGTAATCCTCAGCTACTTGAAACTTTTTAAGGTAGTCATTGTACTTAGCAACTACTATCTTGCCCTGAGCTACGTAGTTATCAATTGCTGTTTGGCATGCAGCTGGATTAATTCCTTTGCTACCTAACGCCGTAAAGTAGGCAATCACTACGTTGTTAATTCCCAAGTTATAGTCTTTGTAAAAACGAGTAGCGGCCCACCACAAGCTGACGTAATATCCAGCTGACTGATGTATGGCGTCTACCTGCACGGTATAGCCAAACGGGTCATCGTAATTTACCCAGTTATTGATGTCATTATGGCCGTGGAATGCCAATGCGTTTTGAGCAAACGCGTAAAAAGGAATTACGATATGGGTGCTATCAACGCCGTCCCCCGCGTTATAGCTAGTATTAGAAATAGCTACGGTGCGGCCGTTAATCGTGTTATCAACGTACATATTGCCTTCAGTAATAGCTTTTAAGGTAATGGCGTTCTCATTAGCTTTCTCAAGGTCAGCTTGGTACTTATTTACTATCGCAGAGAGAGCTGCTTTTTGAGCAAGGCTATGCAAGCCACTGGCGTAGTACTTTTTGATTTCATCAGTCCAGCTGATGTTTATCGCTGCCATTAGTTAGTTCTCACATTCGATTGAGTCATAGCTTGTTGTACGGCTGCAGTTACAGTCTTTGTGGTTTGGGCTATTGCGTTAGGGCTAGACGACGCGGGGACCGTGACGTTGATAGTGATTCCACCGCTAGAGGTTGTAGCCATGCCATTAGTAGCTGAGGCAGCTGCGGTAAGGCCATGTGAACCAACTGAAGTAAGAACCCCTCCACCAGAACCAACTCCTGTACCAGCAACAGCTGATACGCCTCCGCCGCCAAGTGCTTGGTTTCCAAGTCCTAGGTCGCTCATTGTTGAAGAGCTAAAGAGTGTAGATAGACCCATGCTTCCCGCTGCTCCAGAAAGAACTCGACGACAAGCTGCAACACTTCCTAAATCTACAGATGCTATTTCTACCTGTCCTCCGCTGTGAGGTGCTTGAATAATGCGACCGTTTCCAATATAGATAGCAACATGGTCTGGGGCTAGTGGGTTACCAAAGAAGAGTAGGTCTCCAGGAGCAGCGTTGCGAGGCATGATTGCCTTTCCGCACTTTACTTGTCCGTAGGTAGTGCGAGGAAGGTTAATACCCTGTTTAGCAAATACGTACTGAACCAAAGATGAGCAGTCAAAGCCCACTACGTCTGCTCCTTGGTTTACGCCAACAGTAGGGCCGTTAACTCCGCCACCGCCCCATGCATACGGTGTTCCAATTACAGACGCAGCGATATTAATAACAGAAGAAGCTCCAGCTGGCGTACCACCTGCAATTAGATTAGCTCCGCCATAGCTAGTAGTTCCGTGGCTGTTTCCACCGCTTGCTTGTCCAGAGGTTGTGCCTGCCATTGATTTGCCAGCGTAGTAACCACCAACAGAAGTAGCCAGACCAACTCCAGCTCCTGCTAAAGCACCCCACGGACCACCAATTAAAAATCCTGAAACAGCATCACTAAGAGTTGTAGCTAATGTGGTTCCTACACTTAATCCTGAACCATTTTTACCAGCGCTGTATGCCGCGGCGCCTCCTGCGACAGTAGCTCCAACTCCACCAGCAATACCAGTCATCTTTCCTAAGCCGCCGACTAACCCGCCACCGCCTCCCTTACCTCCACCAAGAAGTGCAAGGACTGGACCAAGAATGTTTCCAGCAATAGAAGAGGCAAGCAAAGCTACGGCGCCGTTAAATCCGCCCAGCATGGTGCTGCCATAACCGTAAGCAGATAGAAGGCCATTGAGATGCTTAGCTGCTCCAGCAAAATCGTTGGTTGCTGTCGTAAGCTGGCTAAGAGCGGTATCTGTTCCGCCAAGAATTCCATTTGTTGTAGCTTGCGTCAGACCAAGCTGAGCTGCGTTGTAGTTGCTCATCAAGCCTGTGGTCTTTGTAGTTATGCCAGCTTTACTTAGCTGGTCTTTAGTTGCGTTGGCAGGCAGGCCTTTTGCTTTAGCAAACAACTTGGTTATGACGAGGTTACGCATATTATCGTCTTGGAAGTATGTCTGAAGCATCATGTAAAGCTGGTTACCTGGCTGTAATGCGCCCATGAGGTAAGCCATCGCTTCTGTGCTTGAGCCATTCTTTAAAGGAGGCGTAGCATCAAAAATCTTTTGTACAAACTCATTGACCAAAGTATTAGGGTCAAGAGCCATGCCGTTAGCACCGCGGGCGCTAATACCTAGCATGTTAAACATATTGACAGACTTGCCTTGGTTTAAAGTTGCGGTGGCAGCAGCTGTTCCAGTTAAACCTAGTTGAGGTGCGTAGTTAGAAAGCGAGGCAACGCCGCCGCCTACCTGGCCGATGTTGTATACGCCACCAGCTTGAAGTGCTGCCTGTGCACCAATAGCGTCAGTCTTGCTAGTTGCGGTACCTAGCTGAGACATACCCATCTGTTGAGATGCGGTAGTTGCATACGACTGACCAGAAAAGAATCCAGCGCGAGAAGTACTAAGCTGGTAGGCAGCAATTTCTGCAGGGCTACCAAGAGCGGCTGAGGCAACCGCAGGCAAGGACATAGCAACGCCACCCATACCTCGAAGTACAGTTGCTGCCGCCGATGACGTTGAAAAACTTGGAGACGCAGCTACGGAACCTTCAGGAACTGCGCCGTTGTTACCGCCACCAGAGCCACCAGCTCCAGAGGCAGCACCCATTTCACGGACCATTTTGGCAATGGCGGCTTCAGCTTGTTTAGTGTATTCACTAAACTGTCGCATATTAGCGACTAAGCTGTCCATCTTTGCCATCAGTGTCCTCTGTATCTATTAGAGCGCTCAATCCAATTCTTGCGTTCTCTGAATGACATCTCGCGTATATCGCTAAGTGTCCATCCGCCAAACGCCCTTGTTAGCCATTCGTACTGGTCTAACAGTGCTTCGTAATCCGACTCGTTATAGTCGAAACAAAGCGGCCAGGCTGAGTGGAAGTTCTACGTCGTTTCCACATGCCTCACAGGCCTTTGTCACCTCCATGAGGCGAGGTCCTGGATTACGTTCCATGATGTCTACGATAAGAGCATCACGGTCTGCAATTCCTAAGTTCAATACAGTTGCTGGAGTTGTAGGAAGTCCGTTAACAGATAGAACACAGCCTGACAAGATGAGAGTGTTGAGCTCTGCTGTTGTCTTGTCGGTTGCTTCCATTACCTTGCGCTGGGTAACACCAGTAGGCAGAGCTAGTCGAACATCTCCCTGCTTAATGGTTTTAATCCATGAGCGGTCTTCTACTGGGTTCTCCAGTTCCTTAATCTCTACGTCTGCTGCCAAATCAACTTTAAAGACACGTTGGTCGTTGCAAGTTGGGCAGTAGAAGCGCATATCTGCCGTGTTTCCAAAAGTAACCTTTCGGATACCCAGCATGATTGCGTCCCTGTCGCCAGATAGAAGAGCTTCCAAGTCCTCTTTGGTAGGACGCTCTCCGTCAATGGCGACAAGGCCACGAGACAAGATTGTTAAAAGAGCTTTAGCGGTTCCGCCCGATTTGGCAATAGCCTCTTCATCTAAACCATTTAGCTCACGTACCTCTACGTACTTGACTAATGTGCCATCAGCTTTAACGTACCCACCTGGAAGAAAGACTCGGTTATCCGCAGGAGCCTCAGTAGCTACTGCTACTGGGGCCGCTGGGGACTCTAAGCCAATCTGTTCAGACAAGCGGTTAATTGTTGCTGCGTCTGTAATTTGTGTCACGAGTTTTGCTCCTTGTTACCTATTAGGAAAGTGTTACTGAGGTGGGTACGGCTACTGCTGTTTGACCTGTTACTGGGTCACCGTTTGAATCGGTGTAGAAGACAGACAAGCCTTCGTGTACGAGAGACATGCCCTCAAACAAGATGTTGTTGTCAGTACCGTTAAGGTCGTTGTAGGTCAATGATGAAATCCAAGCATTGTGTACACGGAACATAACGCGAGGAGTGTTAGAGCCAGTTCCTCCAGGTGTTGGTGCAGACGCTGATGCTGGGTGGTCATTGACGTAGATGTTCAAGTCAAGACGGAAGTCCTTACCTGAACCGATAGACAAGCCGCCGCCAGATGTCGCTGAGAAAAGCGCACGCATCCAGGTGATTGCTTGGTCTTGGCCGTAGACCATACCGCGGCTAAGCACGATAGGGTTGAAGGTAGTCATACCTGGAATCTGGTGAACAGTGGTGTTGTAACCACCTTCACGGTAAGCGATTGACGAGGTATTGATTGTTAGACCAGAGACGCTTGTAAAGCCTCCTGAGAAGCCTGTGGTCGCCGCTGTGCTAGCTGAGTTGAAGAACGTACCACCGTTTGAAGGTGGCAAGAACTCAACATAGAATCGGAAGTTACGTAGTGGGTCAGTTGCGTACGAGCCCCACCGCGAAACATCCTTAGTGATATCTGCTGATGCCATGTTTTTCTATCTCCTTATGCTGTGGTGACTGTTACGCCGCCGTCAAACTGCGAAATGCGAATGACGACAAACTCTGATGGGCGCTGTAGTGAAACACC